CAGTTAATACCAAAAATGGTAGGCCAGTTTTTTAAAACGCATAAACTAGATATTTCCGATTTTATTTTGGACGTAGGTTGTGGGCAGGGCACGTTCATGGACTGCCTTAAAGAACTTGGTTACACCAACATCATTGGCGTTACCTACAACGGTGAAGATGTAGAGGCTTGTAATGCCAAGAAACACACCACCATACAGGCAGATATGTCTGACCTCATACCTATTGCAAACAATAGTATTGACTTCATCTGGTGCAGACAAGCCCTAGAGCATTCACCCTACCCCTTGTTTACCTTGTACGAGTTCAACAGGGTGCTGCGCACGGGGTCAAAGATGTACATAGAAGTCCCAGCACCAGAATGTGTGCGGGGGTTTGAGTTCAACTTTAACCATTACTCAATTCTTGGAGACAGAATGTGGGTAGCACTGCTAACAAAAGCAGGTTTTACCATCAAAGACTCTTCCTATTTTGAGTTTGAATTAACACAAGAGGGAAAACAAATCCCTGAAAAGTACCTTTGCTTCACGGTAGAGAAAAATGCGAGCATTACCGAAGGCTGAACTCAAGCGTCAGATGAAACGATTTATTGCTGACAAGAACAGAGGTATCTCTATCAACCTCTTTTGTGAGCTTGCGGGGGTTTCACCTGTCCATTTCAGGGATGTTTTTGATACTGAAGTCCATCCTTTGACAGAACACATCCAGCGCAGGGTTAACAAAGCCTATATGCAGTGGAAGTCAGGGGCGGTAAAAGTAATGAAACGTATTGATAACACCCGATATGTGGACTACAGAAAAGAGCCACAGCCCCCAATTATTCATGGAATGGGGTTAAAAGTAACCTCAGACGGCATCAAACTGCGTGTTGGCATGGTCAACCGGCACGATTACAGCGAATCAGACCTTAACGAAGCACTCAGGGGGTAATATGGCAGTTCTAAAGGACTATTTTTGTACACAACACGGAATATTTGAGTCAAGGGAAGAAAAATGCCCTTGTAAGCCCTGCACAGGGGATGTTTCCGTTGTTTTCCTTAAACCAGTAGGTATCAAGTCAGAAAAGACCAAGAGAACGGAGAAAACCGTTGAAAACTTGGCTCTTGACTTTGGTATGACCGATATTAAGACTACTAGAGAGGGTGAGCACCAAGTAGGCTACAAGAAACGCAACAACAAACTAACTGACAAGCAGTTTGCAGAAGCTACAGCCGCTATGGAGCACAACAACAGGATGCAACAGAAAGAACAGCGTCCCGGAGACTCCGTTATCTGGGGAGGAGGCGGTAGCATCAACATGAAATCTGTTATGGGTGGACAATTTAAATCTGTTAATGGAGAATCCGTGGGAATTAACCCACGGGCAGCGGGTAATCTAACTGGCCCTGCGCCAGCAAGTTACATTGCTGACCACGAAAACTTGACTGTGAAGAAACCATGAGAATACCTACCGCTCCGCTAGACAGGGAACTCTTCTATCTAGACCTTATCCAAAAGTGTCTAGTCTCTCGTGACGAGCGTAAAGATGACTACTCCTCTCTGCGCAGTTGGTATTTATTTGGCAACGGGCCATCTGACACCCCCGCCATCTTCAACAAAATATTTCCACACATCGACCAGCTCACCTCGTTCCTCTACTCAGCAGAGACAACAAGGTTCTCTATCAACACAGGCGCTGCCGTAGCTGAGTCGGAACAGACAAAAGTTCCAACACTAACTCGTGCCCTCAATGACGAGTGGCTCAACAGCAACGGTGACCAAGTGTTCTCCACCGCTGTGACGTGGGCACTCGCTTACAACTCAACCTTTGTCAAACTTGTTATCAACAACGGCATACACCCCTACATGGTAGAACCCGCTTGTATAGGCGTACTGCGTGAGGACTCGCCTTATACAGACAGACAAGAAGCCATTGTTCAAACTTACTACATCACTAAGTCTGAGTTGTATGACCGCCTCTACTCTCATCCCAAGCGAGAAAAAATCGTAGAGCGTGTTAACTCAACACAACACGAGCGCACTCCTGTAGCCAACGGCATAGAGCGCATCTTGATGTCACAAGTTAACCCAACCATGTACGGTAACGTCAATCTCGACTTGGCTGGTATGAACAAGTACAAAGCCAATGTCGCAGAAGAAACAATCGAGATGACAGAGCTTTGGGTCTGGAATGATGACACCAAGGATTACCAAGTTGTAACCAAAGCTGACCCAGACATCATCATCTATGACCGTCCGGGAGAACAAGTGTTCTTGAAAGGCGAGTTGCCTTTTGTGCAAATATGCCCTAACCCGCTGTATGACTACTACTGGGGTGGCAGTGAAGTTCAGCGCATGGTCTTCTTGCAAGAACTACGCAACAAGCGCATGACAGAAATCCTAGACCTGCTCTCTAAGCAGGTCAACCCACCTACTGCTTTGATAGGCTTTACGGGAATAATAGACGAGAAGAACTTTGCACTTAACCGTGCAGGGGGCTTACTCGCTAGTGATATGCCTAACGCCAAAGTAGAGCGCATGGCCCCACAAATACCGCCTGACCTTTTCAAAGAGATTGACAAGATAGATGCCATGTTTGAGGAAGTCTCAGGTATTGGTAACGTCTTACAAGGCAAAGGTGAAGCTGGTGTTCGCTCTTCTGGTCACGCATCACAACTTGCCCGACTAGGTTCTAGCCGTGCTAAGAAACGTGCTCTCATTATTGAAGACAGCCTTGAGAAGTTGGCTACTTTATATCTCAAGTGTATGCAGGTGTATGACAACACCCACTTCAAAGATATGGAAGGCAGACCATTTATTGCCGAGCAGTTCACCAAAGACTTTGTGGTCAAGGTGGATGCCCACAGCAATTCGCCTATCTTCATGGAAGACATGCGCCAGCTTGCGTTCAATTTGTTCAAGGCACAAGTCATTGACAAAGAATCATTGCTTGACTTGCTAGAGCCTCCAATGAAACAATTATTGAAAGACCGTCTCAAGAAGATGGAAGCTAAGCAGGAAGCAGCACAAGCGCAACAACAAGCGCAGAAGCCGCCCCCTAAAGCAGAAGGTAAACCAGACTTAAAACAGGTGGGATGATGGCAGCACAAGGACAAACCGCACCAAAGGCAGACCAACCTAGAGTGAGCACTGACTCTCTGAAAAGAACAGAGTCTGCGCCTAGTTTGACTTACAGAACACAAGGTGTTAAAAACTACTCTGGGCGTAATCAACGTGATTATTCTCGACGTTCATGAACAAAGGAATCAACATGTACAAGCACGCAAAACGTGGTCGCAAGACTAGACGGTAAGAATTACTCGTAAGAGTGATAAAGGGTGTGGCTTACTTCCCTACAAAAAATAGTTCGCCGCCTTCAACAATGGAGAAGACTATGCGTAAAGCTCGTAAAGGCCGTAAAAGCCGCAAGTAATCCGTAAGGATTTGTCTTTGGGGAGTAGACATAAAATACTCCCCACCCATTGACAAAAGGTTTGTAAGTGGTTACAAACTGGCACAAGGAGTAAATATGAGTGTTCCGCAGGACAAATTGATGGAGTTAATGAGAGGCCCACGCAGTGCTGGTGGAGGCGCTCCTTCCGGTATCAATATGCCAACCTCTATAGGTACACCATCTCAAGAAGCAGTTTCAGACGCTTCCACTCCCCCAATGTCTTCGCCTATGTCTACCCCAGAACCAAAAATGGGTAGCAAAGAAGGCGCAATGATTAACCTAGCTATGGCTATGGATTTGCTAGAACAATCTCTTCCTGCGCTTGGTTCCGAGTCAGAAGAAGGGCAGAAAGCGTTAGCCGCTATTCGCACGTTGACTGGCATCCTTGGCCCACGCAAAAACAAAACAAACGAACTTCAACAGTCTGAGATTCTTCAGATGTTGCAGACCTTACCTCAAGCTGGTGGCGCTTCGCCAGAAGGTAAAGCTATGTCACAAGCGCCAATCCCCGGTATGCCACCTATGGGCGGTAGACCAACACCCCCACCAATGTAAGGAGTCCAAAATGGATTTATTCAAGCCCCGTGGCAACGCATCACCCCGCCGTCCTACTGATAACAATCAGCAAAACGGTGTAGTCACCAACACACCACGTTTTTCTCAATTAGGCGGCCTCAACAGCGCAGCTAAAGTTGGCAAAACTGGTATGGCTGTTCAAAAGCCCGGTGACGGCAAAAAAGTAATCTAATCGTATAAAGAGGGTAAACACATGTCACTTGAAAACGTATCACTAGAAGCACGAGATGAGTTGGCTGCATTAGCACAGCAACTTGCCGAGAACCCTGCTACTCGCAAAGACTTCTTGCGGATGACAAAGAAGGTTAAACCTGACCTGCCTATCCCAGAACTAGAAATAGAAGACTACACACAAAGAGCCGTCAACAAGTCGGAAGAGCGTGTGCAAGCCTTGGAAGCAAAATTGCGTGAGCGTGATGCCATCGAAGAATTAACCAAGCGCCGGACTTCTTTAATGAAAAAAGGTTTGATTTCTTCTGAGGACGAAGTCAAGGACGTGGAAAAAATTATGCTGGAGCAAGGTATCACAAACCATGAAACAGCAGCACAGTATCATCAGTGGATGAAGCAAGCAGCAGTACCAACTTCTTCTGGTTACAACGCTTCGGCTGTCAAGCAATTTGACCTGAGCAAGTATTGGAAGAACCCGGCTTCTGCCGCTCGCAATGAAGCGATGAATGCACTCAATGACTTGCGTAAACCGCAAAGACCCATTGGGCTGTAAGAGGGTATTTTTTTAACTAAGGAGGCCTTATGGCTATTGGCGGCGGCATCCTACCAGCAACGGGCAGTTCACAATTCAACGAACTGACGTACGTTACTCGTAGAGCCTTCATCCCCAAGCTGGTTGTCCAGCTTTACAACTCGACACCACTCATGGCGGCCCTGATTGCCAACAGTCAGCAAGCCTCTGGCGGTGTTTCTTCTGTAACCGTACCTGTACAAGGTGCACAGTTTGTGAATGCTCAGTGGTCTGACTACTCTGGCTCTTTTGCCCAGCCGTCAGTCCAGCAAGGTGCTTACAACGCTGAATTCGACTTGAAGTTGATGATTTCTCCCGTGCCGTTCCTCGGTATGGAAGGTGTCGCACAGCAAGACGCAGCTATTATTCCGTTGATTGAAGCTCGTATGAACGATGCAACCAACGTGATGATGGACGCAATGGCTACAGCCTTGTACAACAACACAACTAACACCCAGCAGTTTATCGGTTTGCCCGCCGCTGTGTCCTCTTCAGGCACATACGGCAACATCAACCGCTCTACTTACACTTGGTGGCAGTCTAAGCAGTACGCTGCTGGTTCAGTTAACCCAACTCGTCAAAACATCCTGCAATACATTTCTGGTACTGTTAAAAACGGTGCTGAAATGCCTTCATTCGGTGTTTGTGGATTTGGTACTTGGACGTTATTGGCTCAAGACTTTGTAGGTCAAGAACAATACGTTATCACCCCCGGTTCTGGTTTTGACTCTGACCCCAATGGCCCTCAAGCAGCATTCCGTGCCTTGATGGTTGCTGGTGTGCCAATCTATCCAGACCCATATTGCCCAGAAGGTACTGTGTACTTCCTGAACACTAACTACTTGTCGTTGTATATCCACGAGCAAGGTTCGTTTGTGTTTACAGGATTTGAGTCCACACTCCCGAACTGGCAAATTGGTTACGTGGGTGCTGTTTTGATGATTGCCGAATTGGTGAACGTCAAACCTAAGTCCATGGCCCAAGTGACGGGTTACAACTACTTATCGCTGTAAGGAGTAAAACATGGCACTAGGTTTAAACAAAATCATTCTGGCTAATGCCAGCACAAACACACC